GCCTTGCGGGCACGTAACTGGTCTCTCAATCGCTTGGCTTCCTCGTTAGCTCTGGCTACGAAATAGGCCTTCTGTTCTGTTTTGGTCACAATGACGATAACTCCTCTTGCAATGCTACTAGGCTCTTGTTGTGGAGTGCCACTTGGTCAGAATGCCACTTGATCTGGGCAAGCACTAACACCTTGCGCTCTGATGGGTTCGAGGTGTTAGACTTCAAAGCCTCGATCTCGTTTTGCTTACGCACGAGGTCTTTCTGAAGCTCTTTGTTTGTCCCACTCTTCGAGTGAGCCACCTTCTGAAGCTCTTGTTGATGCTTGAGCCTGTCCTGCACCATGGTCGCGCGGAGTGAGTCCATCTCTCTACGTATGATGGCTATCTTCTGGTCATCACGACCGTGCTGAGATAGCTCGATCTCCAGGGCTCTGATGGTGTCCATGTGCCTCTTATTCTGCACACGCCAGTCCTCCGTTCGCTTCTGCTCTTCTATTAGTGCACGCTCAACCTGAGCAAGTTTCGTTATCTCCTCCCTGGCTAAGCCATCATCACTAATCACTTGCTCCATCGTATCTGGGGCACCTAACGCCAGGAACAACTTACTAAGCTTGACATTAGACAAATCAGTTCGTAAACTAATGTCGCCATGCTCTTTGGCCAGTTTAATATACTTATTAGCATTGCCTGGATTCACGCTAGTATGCACCGTTACCCAAGGCATGAACTCACCGTGGGGCAGGATTGCCTTCACTTCGCCTAACTCACGCCCAAGCTCTATGGCCATTAGTACCGTTAAGCCTTTTAAATGCTCAAGCTGGGCAGACTTATGATTAATAGACTCAATGTAGTGGTCAAGCACACTCTTCGCGGGTGAGCCAGTATTAACTGTTGACATTATGTGCCTCCTGGTTAAGTATATCGCTTTCAATTTCTCGTATAAACTGGATTTGACTTGCTACATTATGTGCTAGGCACTCTAAGACGGGCAGATCAGTGTAGTCTGCATTCTTGAGTTCAAGCAACTGGTCTTGTAGTACGTAGTTGGCACGTTCTAATAAATCTTGGTAAAATACTGACATTATTATTCTCCTGGTTGGTTGTTACATTGAAGCATACTTCGCATGCTTCAGATAATTATAATCACATTGAGCGAATATGTAAACCTCGTGGCGCAATTACATATTCGCTCAATGTCCGAACGATAGTAGTAAAAACATATTTTACTAATAACAAAGTGATTATGAAGCCATATGAAGCCAAATCTGTCTCAATTACTCGAAAACGAGTAGTAATAAACTAAACAGTAGTAGGATTTTAGAAACGCTAAGTTACTGATTTATAAGAATTAATATAGCACTATTACTATCGTTCTATCGATTAGCGCAAAAAAAGTTTTTAGTTTATATATATAGCTATATATTATTTAACAGTTTTTATTAAATAATAAATAGTAAGATAGACTTAAGACTAAGCTTTACAAATCAATAACTTACACAGCCCAATTTGTAGATACAAATCTGACTACTACTGGCAAAATTTCGTCAAAAGTCACTCAATCTATAAAATATGCGTGTACTTTCGACGAAATTTATGCACTTCGAGGTTACTTAGTGTACAGGCACTAAAGGAATCACGTCCACTAGTAGCCCAGCACGATTAACAAAGACCAACTCTTCCCAGCCATCGCGTATCATAATGTCTAGGTCCCGGATACTACAGTACGGGCCACCAAGTATCTTGAAGTCTTTGCCTTCGGCCCAGTCAGTCATGTTGGTATCCCGACCATAACACCCATGTAACTCCAAGCTTTTCATCGCCTAGCCCAAAGGTTACAGAATCCCAGTATAGCTAGGATCATCACAAAAAAAGTTACAACGTCGCCTAATGATTCAGTCATTATATTCTCCAGTAGTTAGGTAGGTTGGGACGTCCATGTCCCAGAGATCGTCTCACTCTTCGAGTGATCCGTTATTACATTTTGTTACGATACCAGGCAACACAAGCATAGGTAGTGTTGGTGTTACCATAATGAGCATGGACTTTAGGTAGGATTTCAGTGTTACTCAAACCCTCGAGAATATAACTACGAATGAAGTCACCAACACCCTTGTTGATTGCCTTTTTGAAAGTCTTAGGTTCCACTGGTAACAAGGCACGAAGTTCAATAAGTTTGGACTCCAATATTGCAATTTCGGTTTTAATTTCTTCAATCTTAACTTCATTGTTTTCTTCAAGGGTAGACTCTTCAATCAATGCTTCTTCAAGAGTTACTTCTTCTAAGATTACTTTTTTAGGTCTAGCCATGATACTTCTCCGATATAGGTTGTCCTGAGGACGAAAGGGTTTATCAGTTAGATAATCTAAGTGATGAGTTATAATATCATTAATTAATGCAGTTGTACACACTTATTTTACCTTAATGATTAAATAATTTATTCTTTAATATATTAGCTCACTCGAAGAGTGGGATAGTACACACTCAGTTACCTGGTTACCTGGTCACCTGGAGATCAAGGACCTGGACCTAAGCCTCAAGGAACCTAGGACCCAGGCCTCAAGGAACCTAGGACCCAAGCGACCAGGTGGGCATTCCAGGCGAAGGGGCGGGGGGTCGAGGGTGACAAGTTAACTGAGCAGTACCACGTAGATATAAAATGATAAAATGATCCATGATAACATCTAGTGTAACTAAGTATCGAGTGATCCGCCTTGAAGTGACCCTGTCCCACTCTTGAGTGAGCCAAAATAAAAGTGTACAAAACTCTAAAACCGTGCTATAGTTACACTAGGCAATAAAATTATTTGACGAGAGAACATAACCATGGAACGATATGACCCTTACTCATATTTACCAGATAGCTTAAAGATATTTGACGCAGCAAGTCTGGCAGAAGTAGAGGAGATGGCGGCGGGTCTAAGCCAAGAGGAAATATTATCGTATTTCAATATATCTAGAGACCAGTTAGCACCGAATCTGGAAGACTTAGCATACTTTGAGGCGTCGTTTAATAGAGGGCGCCAAATAGCAAAGCACAAAGCGGTAGTGCAGTTGTTCAGGCAAATGTCCAACGAGAAGAACGGCGCTGCGGCATCCCTAAGTTATCTTCGCCAAGTGAGTGAAGTATTCCCCCAAGGTGAAGGCGATGTAGGGATTGGTAAGAACTTCAGCTTCAAGGTAGTGCTAGACTAATGGACATAGTGGCTCACTCGAAGAGCGGAAGCGACGAGGTAATAAATGGACATAGTCTACGTAGCGTCTAAAACTATGAAGGACTTCCACAAGTCTGATAAGTTCGTGCGTAGTCTAATGGGCCCAATAGGTAGTGGTAAGTCTGTAGCGTGCATAGTAGAGACCTTGATAAAATGTTATGCGCAAGGACCTAACCAAGATGGTATTAGGAAATCAAGATGGGTTATAATACGTAACACCTACCGCGAGCTACTAGATACCAGCATAAAATCGTTTAATGACTGGATACCAGAGGCGAGTGGAAAATGGCATAAGCTAAGCCTAACATTTTTCTTTAAGCAGCATCTACCAGACGGCACCATAGTTGAGGCTGAGTTTATGTTTAGAGCCTTAGACCGCCCAAATGATGTTAAGAAGCTCCTATCGCTAGAGTTAACTGGAGCTTGGGTTAACGAGGCTCGTGAAATACCAAAGCAGGTTATAGACATGCTCCAGGGTCGCGTAGGTCGTTACCCTAATAAGCGTGATGGTGGACCGACCTGGCATGGGGTTATCCTGGATACCAACCCTCCAGATAATGACAGTTGGTTTTACAAACTGTTTGAGGAAACGCAACCGGATAACCACATACTGTTCAAACAACCTAGTGGTGACGCCGCAGATGCTGAGAACATAGAGAACTTACCAAGCAGCTACTACAAAAATATGGTGCAAGGCAAAGACCAGGAGTGGATAAATGTTTATGTTAAAGGGCAGTATGGGTTCATAATGGAAGGCAAGCCAGTATTCCCAGAATACAAAGACAACATACACTCCAGTAATGAGCCTTATTTCTATGACCCTAAGTTACCATTATATATAGGCATAGATTTTGGGCTGACGCCAGCCGCAGTGTTTGGGCAAATTACTACTACAGGCAGAATGGTAATAATAGATGAGTTAGTAACCTTTGATATGGGTGCTATGTCATTTGGCAAACTGCTTAGAGAGAAGTTAACACACAAATACTCAAAGTGCCTTAATATAGAGATATATGGTGACCCAGCAGGCGAGCAACGCTCCCAAGCTGACGAAATGACGCCGTTCATGATTCTGCAAAACCAAGGTATAAAAGCGTACCCAACTTATACTAATGATCCAATAATAAGGCGCGAGTGTATAGCGGATTATTTACAAAGACTTGATTTTGGTGGTAACCCAGCATTCTTAGTAACATCAGGAGCTCCAATACTAAGGAAAGCATTTGCTGGCGGCTACAAATACAAACGCGTGCAAGTCTCCGGGGAAGCACGTTTTATGGACAAACCTGATAAAGGTAAGTACTCTCACGTTGCTGACGCGTGCCAATATTTATTCTTGGGCGCAGTAGGTGGAGAAAGAGTTATTGGTGGTTTCGATACTAAAGAAATTGATTACACTTTAGCGAACCGTGGTATAATATAAACGAGGTAATAAAATGGCTAAATCTAAAACTTCACCAAAGAAACCGCCTATGCCAATGCCTGGCAAGAAAAAAGGAGCATGCTAATGGCTGGTAAAATTTACAAAAACTCTTTTAAATTAAATGAAGCATGGGGTGATGGACGTAGGGCGGCACAGACTGGTGCGCTAGTCGGTACTAATCCATTTGGCGCAAGTGTTCCTGCTTATCAAGCATGGATAGATGGTTTTAATAATACTTTCGCATAATGTCTGCATTTGATAAATTTTTAGCTTCATTAAATCCTATTGGAAATGCTGAAGCTGAACCTTTAATGTACGGTGCCCCAGGGTATCCTTATGGCAATGATACTAAGGCTGCTTTAGCGTTAGGACATGGCGCGTCAGATGAAGATATTTGGAAGAAATTTGGACTATACAAAAGTCCTATGGCTAATGGTGGCAATGCTTTAGTTGGAGAGGTAATAGACAGCGGGGCAAGTTTAAATCCAGGCAAAGCTAGAAATATAGGGGATGCGTTAAACCATCCCGCACTATTTAGTAACTACCCAGACTTAGCAAAAATACCAGTAAATTTAACTAGGTATAGCGAAGATAAACTACCGGCTGAAAGAGGCGCATTTTTAGCAGAACCTCAAAAAAGTACTAATAATGCAAACTGGTATGACATTGCGGGCACACTTAAAGAGCTGAATAAGCCAGTGGAATACAAAACTAGCATAACTGCTAACTATGCAACTGATGCTCAGAAACAAAGTACACTATTGCATGAACTTACCCATGCAATACAGCGTACGTACGGACTGGCTATTGGAGCAGACGGAGATAAAGAGGCCCCTAGGGCTTATACCGATTCAGAAGGCGAAGAACAAGCGCGCATGACGCAAGTTAGAGCATTAATGACGCCAGAGCAAAGAGTTAATGAGTCACCAAAGACTACGATAGAAAACATGAGAAAACATGGACTAAACCAGTTTTCTGTCATACAAAAATTATTAGAAAATAGTGCTAATGAAAAATAAACTATCTGAGAGCGACATTCTTGCTATTATAGCAAATGAACTTAGTAATGCTAATATTACTACTTCAAGTCCAGCAATGCTGCAAGACCCACTTTTGTACTATCTTGGTTTACCAAATGGTACAGAGCAAGAAGGTCGTTCATCTATAGTATCTACAGATATAGCAGATGCTATTGAGTGGATAATGCCTCAAATAATGAAGTCATTCACTCAGAACAATGAAGTAGTAGTATTTGACCCAATTAGTGAAGCAGATGAATTACAAGCTAGTATAGAATCTGAGTATGTATATGATGTGCTAATGAAACAAAATGATGGGTTTGTATTAATCCACCAATTTGTAAAAGATGCACTTATGCAACGTAATGGTATGCTTAAAGTGTACTATGAAGAATCAGTAGAGACAAAAGTATATAACTATACTGGATTGACAGAAGATCAGTTACATATAATTGTAGCCGATAAAAATACAGAGATAAAACAGTTAACGCCTAATCAGTATATTGATGAACAAGGACAACCACAAGTAATATATGATGCTAAATTATCTGTTACTAATAGAGACGGTCGAGTAAAAATTGATGGCGTGGCACCTGAAGAATTTAGAGTTAATTCACAACATAATTCTATTGATTTATCAAACGCTAGATTTACAGCCCAAATAGTTAACAAATCATTATCAGATTTACGTGAAGAAGGATTTAAACAATCTGAAATTGAAGATATTGCATCATCTGACTTAATACGTTCATCATACCGTTTTAACTATCAAAACGAACCAACTCTTATACCTTCTACACTTTCACAAGATGACGCTAATAAGTTAGTTGAAATTGGTGAGTGCTATATGAAACTTGACATGGATGGTTCAGGTATAGCAGAACTTATGAAAATAACTGTAGCAGGTGTAGAGCCTCCTACAAAAATACTTAGTATTGAGTCTATTGATAGTAGTCCTTGGATTGCCACAACTGCTATTTTAATGTCACACAAGTTTCAAGGGTTGTCAGTATATGATAGACTTAAACAGATTCAAGACAACAAGACAGCAATTATCCGAAACATTATGGATAATATGTACCTACAAAATAATCAACGAAACGTTATTCTTGAGGGTCAAGTTAATCTTGATGACCTTCTTGTCTCTCGCCCTGGCGGCCTCATTAGGGCTAAACGACTAGACGCAATACAACCACTAGCTACGCCACAAATTGGTGATGCAGCTTTTAGTATGATGCAATATCTCGATGAAGTTAAGGCAGGTCGCATAGGGGTATCTGCTGATGGTACTGCTTCGCCAGAGAATATAGGTGATAGAGTAGGCTCTCAGGGTGTTGAGAGAATGATGAATGCCAAAGAAGAATTAATTGGCTTAATCATTCGTGTTATATGTGAAACTGGTATTAAACCACTATGTAATAAGATTCGTGACATAGTAACACAACATGTTGATACAATACAAGACTTTCAGTATCGTGGTCAATGGGTTAAAGTAAATCCATCAGAATGGCCAAAACGTACAAAGAGTTCAGTACGTGTAGGAACTGGAACCGGCGATGTTACTGCCAAACTGGCCGCTATTCAGCAGATACAAATGATTCAAGAAAAGATTATGGCAATACCTGGCCAAGCATTAACAAATCCAGTTAAAATATATGCAACACTTGATGACTTCTGTAAGTTTTCAGGTCTTAATGGCGCCAATAAATATTTTATTGATCCATCTTCACAAGAAGGGCAGCAAGCACAACAACAAGCATCACAAGGTTCTCAGCAGCAACAGCAACAACAACAACAGTTAGAGATGGAGCAAATAAGGCAACAAGCTGAGATTGCAAAGTCTGCTACTACTACCGCTGAAGCCCAAATGGCTAATGTGCAATTAAAAGGACAGGTTGAACTGGGTAAACATCAACGTGAAATGGAAAGACAAACATCGGCTGCTGAAATAGCCAGTCTAAAAATGCAACTAGAACAACTAACATTACTAGGCAAAAGTAATAAAGAACAAAGTGACCTTAAATTTAAGTATGATGAACTTGAGGCAAAGACCGCACTTGAATTAACTAAATTAGAAGCAGTTACTCAAGCCAATGAGGAAGCTAACTTTAAAGCTAACGAAGAAGCTATAGACGAAGGTCAAAAAGAAAATGGCGAATAAAGACATAGACCATATATTGCACGAAGAAGTAAATATAGGCAATAGAGCACAGCAAGCTTATGACATATATCTAAAGGACTACTTTGATAAATTTCAAAGCAATGTTGCTAAACAACTATATGTAAATGATCTTGCTTGCGATGATATTTTAATTATAAAATATCAAATAACTGCAATAAAAGCTTTGGAAGAAATTATACTTAGAGATATAGAAACAGGACAACTTGCATTTAAACAACTTAGTGAAGAGTGAGATAAAATATGAATGATGACCAAAATACTACTTCAACGGCGGAGCTATTAAGCGAAGCTGGAAGCGTAAATATGGTTGACCAAATTGCTAACCTGCTATCAGGTGAGCCAGAAAAGCCAGCTGCAACAAAAAAGAAACCTATTGAAGAATCTGAGGAGGCTGATACCCAACCAGACGATTCTACTCAAGAGGAAGATGAACCAGAAGGTGAAGAAACAGACGAAACTGAAGATGATGACTCGGACGAATCTGATGAAGATGTTACCTGGGCTAAAACACTAGGTATAGATGAAAAAAATGTAGTACTAGACGAAGATGGTAATCTATCAGGCATTAATGTAAAAGTTGATGGCAAAGTAGCAACTGTCGGGGTGAAAGATTTAATTGCAGGTTACCAGAGCAATAAAAGCAATACTAATAAGTCTAAACAACTCGCAGAACAGCGTAAGGAGTTTGACGACATAAAGGTTGCTGTAGCCACTGAGTATACCAAGAAAATTGAGTCTGTAAATAAACTAACACAGCATCTTAAAGATACCTTGCTAGGTAGTTATAAAGATGTTGACTGGAATAGACTAAGAGTAGAAAATCCAGGCGAATACGCTGCTGCTGTTCAAGACTTTAATTTTCGTAATTCAGAAATTGAACAAATTTCTAATGCGGTAAGTCAAGAAAGGAATGGCATTGACCAACAAATGACTGCAGAGCAACAAGCAATGCAGCAAGAGTATGTTAAAAGTCAAGCGGATAGAGTTTTAGAAAAAAATCCTTCATGGGCAAAACCTGAAGTATTTAGAAAGGCTCTATCAGAAATGACTGATTTTGCAGCTGATGCTTATGGGTTTACACAAGAAGAGTTTTCAAACATACAAGATGCTAGAGTACTTGAAGTAATTAAAGATGCTATGAAGTACAGGTCTAGTGTTAAGACTGCGAAAACAAAACTTGATGTGCAGGTTCCTAAGTATCAAAAAAGTACAGGTAAAACAACAAAGGCACTTACTAAACTTGATAAACTTACAAAGACTGCAAAGTCTTCACAAGGGTATCAAAAACGTAATGCTGAAACAGACGCTGTGGCAGAATTGCTAAGCGGTTTATATAATTAATTTAAGGGTATCAAAAAATGACTACAGCTAATTTAGACGCAGCAGCACTTAAGGGCGTTGTCCGTGGCGGTTTAATCCGTGAAGATGTAATGAACCAAATTTGGGATATTTCTAAAATCCCTTTGCCATTTACTGATGCTATCGGTACTGAAACTTCAAAGAACCCATACAAAGAATGGACTACTGATGCTTTGGCAGTTCCTAACTTAACCAACGCGGTTATTGACGGTTCTGATGCTTCAGGTAACAATACTGTTCTTGGTTTGAGAGTAGGTAACCATCACCAAATCTCTACCAAAGTTGTTCGTACTTCTTTCAGAGCTGATGCTTCTGACGTTATTGGTCGTACAAAAGAATTATCATATCAGATGATGCGTAGACAACAAGAGCTAAGACGTGACGTTGAAGCAATTGTATTGACTAACCAAGCATCTTTTGCTGATACTGGTTCTGCTGCTGGTAAAGTAGGCGGTTTACCATCTTGGTTGACTACTAACTTTAGTGCTGGTGCAACTGGCGCAGTTGGTGGGTTTCAATCATCTGGTGTAACTGCTTTACGTACTTACGGTACTGCTCGCGCATTGACTGAAACATTAGTCCGTGATGCCGTTCAGTCTGTATATACTCAAGGTGGCGATCCAAGCATCATGATGTCTGTGCCTGGCACCATTCGTAAGTTCAGTGAGTATTTATTTACTTCATCCGCTCGTGTTGCTACATTGATGTCTGACCAAGGTAAATCTGCTTCTGCAGCTACTGCAATGGGCTCTGTTAATGTTTTCGTAACTGACTTTGGTACTTTGAAGTTAGTTCCTAATCGTCTACAAACTCCTTATGTTGGAACTCCTGGTTCTACAACAGGTGTATATTCATCTGCAGGTACTTCTGCTGACGTATTCATTCTTGACCCTTCTTACTTAGCTATGACTTATTTGAAAGGTTATAGAACAGAAGAATTGGCTAAAACTGGTTTGGCTGAAAATCGTCAAATGTCTGTTGATTGGTCTTTGATTGTTAACACTGAAAAATCTCATGCAATTATTGGCGATATTATTATTGCATCTGCTGTAACTGCTTAATGAGTATGGCCACTGTAAAAGGTGGCCATCTTTTATTTTATATGAGATATTAATATGGCTGAAAAAGATACAACAACTAGCAAAGAACCCAAACCTGTTAAAATAAAAAACATTTGGACAGATGTTATTAACTTTGAAAGTGGACCAATTGCTCCAGGTGAAACAGGTACTATTACTGCAACTGAAGCAGAAGCACTTTCTGATTACGTGCAAAAGGTATAAAGATGGACAGCGTTATTAAAAGTGAAATGCACTATCAGGAACATACAAATACTATTACTCACAAAACTAGTCAACCTACTGAAAAGCTGATACTTGAACGTAACGCTGAACTTCGAAAGAACCCTGGTGCACTTCATGATTTAGGTGCACAGAGTGGAGAGTCTTTTGGAAGAATGGTAGCAACAATACCATTAATTATGTTTGAAAAAGCAATTAGAGATGGCTATGATTTGAATTGCCCCGACAGTCAAATTGCCGGGCAAGAGATGCACAGATTCTTGCAATCATCAGATGGCAAGATGTGTTTGATACAAGGTAAACACTAATGGCTAAATTCTTAGAGTTACCTAGTAGTGTATTTGTCGGTAAGAAAAATCCAGACGGTGGTCGGTTATCTTTGAAAACAGGAGCTAAACCATTAATAGTAACTCCATTACTAATAGGCATGACACTTACACAAGCAACTAATGCTTTACAGTCAGCTGGTTTAGTATTAGGTACAGTAACATTGACAACTGGCCCAGTGACGGCCCAAAGTGTAGCGGTTTATACTAATGTCAATCTAGGCACAATTATTGATGTAACACTTACCGCATAAATGGACACATCTATGTCAGACCTTAATTGTAGAGTAGCAAAAGTAGAAGAAAGATTAGACGGATTGGTTAAAGATATACATTGTGATAGAGAAGATGCTCGAAGGCGCTCAGATAGAATATTTGCAGCCTTAGATGAATTACAAAAAAATGCACATTCAAATAAAGGATTTTTTGGGGGCGTAGTTTTTAGTGTTAGTGCCATATTTGCTTTTCTAGCATATATTTTTACGAGTAAGACATAATGACTACAGTTGAAGTGCTTACTAGACTTATAAAAGAATTTGAAGGTTGTAAATTAGAAGCCTATAAATGTCCTGCAGGTATATGGACAATAGGCTATGGTCAAACAAAAGGAATTAAACAAGGTATGAAATGGACTCAACAAGAAGCTGATGATAACTTATTAGAAACTTGTATAGGGGTTATAGATGAAGTTATTAAAGCAAGTCCTGTTCTAATACTTGAAGATATTAATAAGCAGGCTGCTATTGCGGATTTTGTTTACAATCTAGGAATAACGAATTATAATAGATCAAAATTAAAATTAAGAATTAACCAAAAGAATTGGGTATCTGCTGTAACAGAAATTAAGAAGTGGAATAAAGCAGGCGGAGATGTATTAGCAGGACTAGTTAGAAGACGTCAGCGTGAAGCTAATTTATTATTAATGTAAGGAATTTTATGAAGATATATTTACAAACACTGTTAAAAGAAGGCAGTACAATTCGAGGATTAATATGGTGTCTAGGGGCGTTTGGGATATATAATATGCCATCTGAACAATCACAAGCTATAACATCATTAGTTATGGCTTTAGCTGGCTCGCAAGGCATGTTTTTTACTGATAAAATAGGAAAATAATAATGACTACATCTGTTTACTCAAAATACACCGCTGGTGTTGAATCACTTTTAGAAAATGGCAATGCTGGAACTGATGTTTGGAAGGTTGCCCTTTCTAATACAATCAACTTAGCTAATACAACCTTTGTATCTGGAACAACTGATCTTGCAACTGCCGGAGGCTATACTGCTGGTGGTAATACTTGTACTACTACATCATCATCACAGACTGCTGGATTGTTTAAACTTGTTCTTGCCAGTCCAGCAACATGGACTTCTACTGGCGCAGGTTTTACCTATCGTTATGCCATTCTTTACAACTCAACTTTGAATATACCGATAGGTTCTTGGGATTACGGTTCAAGTCAAACTGCAACAGCTGGTGAAACTGTACAGATTGTACTAGATGCCACTAATGGCGTATTTCAAGTAACTTAAGGAAATTAAATGGCACTCGTACTTAATGATCGTGTTCGTGAAACAACATCAGTAGTTGGTACTGGTGCTGTAACTTTGCTAGGTGCTGTTACAGGTTTCCAGTCTTTTTCAACTATCGGTAACGCAAACACTACTTACTATTGTATATCAGATCAAGCAGGCGCTAACTGGGAAGTAGGCATTGGTACTTATACTTCAGCTGGTACTTTACTTGCCCGTACTACCGTCTTAGCATCATCAAACGCTGGGGCACTAGTTTCATTTACAGCTGGCACCAAAGATGTCTTTGTCACTTACCCTTCTTCAAAAAGTGTTTACCAAGATGCTTCGGGCAACGTGGGCATAGGCGTAATTCCGGCGGTTAAATTGGATGTCGGTTCACCAAATACAAACTCTATTATTAGAGTTGGGGATTATACTGCTAATGCTACAAATGCGTGGCCACTTATTGAAGCTTTCGGTAGCAGATATGACAGCGACCCCACATTTTGTGGTAGATTTGGTGCATCTAAAAGACGCGCAGACGGCACAGCAATAGCGTCAGGAAACTTTTTAGGAATATTTGCTTTTGGGGGTCAATGGGGTACTGACACCTCTTACCAAAGTGCAAAAAATTTATACGCGGCTTCAATTATAGGAGTATCAGAAAGTTCTTTCACATCTGCTACTACAATGTCAACAGCTATTGTGTTTAATACTGGCTCAACAGGAGGTTTATTAAGCACTTATAATACTACGTATGGCACAGAACGCATGCGTATCGACTCCTCCGGCAACGTGGGTATTGGTGTTAATCCATCAGGTTACGGAGCAGTTGGAACAAGTACGCCAATACATTTAAATTTTGGGAATTTCTACAACATTACGGATACTTGCCCTTATCAAGGGTTAGTAATTTATTTATTAAATGTATCTGCAACCGAGTCTTATGGTTTTGGTATTGCTGCTAGTTCAGCAATTACTTATCGTGCTGGTTCAGCATCTTCAGGGCAACACATTTTTGTAACCAGCAACACAGAACGATTAAGAATTGACGCTTCAGGCAACGTGGGGATTGGGGCTACACCAAACGCATCAGCAATACTAGACGCACAATCTACAACAAAAGGTGTTAGATTTCCTAACATGACCACAACTCAAAAAACAGCTATATCTTCACCAGCAGCGGGGCTTGTAGTATTTGATACAACATTAGCTAAACTCTGCGTCTATTCCGGTGCAGCATGGCAAACCATAACTTCAATTTAAGGAAAATAATATGTCAATAACAAACACTTGGAACATCGTAGCCTTAAATTGCAAACCTGATGTCAACGGTATGCTTGATTATGTCGTGACTGCGCATTGGACTTTAACAGCAACTGACGGCACTTACACAGGTTCAGTGTACGGCACAGCATCTTTTGAAGTTGACCCTGATAAGCCTGATTACACACCTTATGAAGATTTAACTTTAGATGAAGTGGTTGCTTGGACACAAGCGGCATTGGGCGAGGAACAAGTAGCATCGTATGAAAAATCTGTTGCTGACCAAATAGAAGCACAAATTAACCCTACTATTGTCACTCCACCATTACCTTGGACTGTATAAAAATGATTGATTTAAACTTATCAGTACAAGAAATCAACTTAATCCTACAAGCATTAGGTCAAGCACCTTATGCTCAAGTAGCAGAGTTGGTTGAGAAGATTAAAGAACAGGCAACACCACAAGCTGAAGCACTACCTAAAGAATAAGGAATACTTATGCTGGGATTTTCATCATTTGCTGAATTACCATTTTGTAATTTTGTTGACAAAAGGGGTGTAAATTACGCTGCAAAAGGAGATTACTACCTTACTGGTCAAGACATTATTATTAATGTTTTAAATAGAATATTAGTCGCTGACAACGGGATTTATTCTTATGATGGAAATGCAGCAAATGTGCAACATAACACTGTTATTTATAGTAGTTATGGCGAATATAGTTATTTAGGTATTGACGCATTAAACAACAAAAATAGTTTAATAAATGCAAGTAATGGAAGTTATAGCTATTCAGGCGTAGATTCAGAAGCATTTTTACATAAAGTTATTCTTGCATCAAATGGTACATATACCTACACAGGGCAATCAGCAGATAAGACAGGTAGCACCATATTAACAACAAACTATGGAACTTATAGTTATGTTGGTGTTACTGCTTTAAATAACAAAAACAGTTTAATTGTTGCTAATAATGGCAGTTATACCTATACAGGAAAATCAGCAGAAGCATTTTTACATAAGGTTATTATTGCATCGAATGGGGAGTATTCGTATGACGGGCAAACATCAATAATGCAACATAACACATTACTTTCATCTGACTGTGGAACTTACTCTGTAACTGGTGTTAATGCAGATATTGGTTTGTATTTGGGTGACTGGCAGTTTGAATTTGTACCGCCTATTATTTGGGAAATAGAATGAACTATAGCGACATTATAAACTTAACGCTTGGCTACGCTGATCGGCAAGATTCAGAAGTAACTTCTCGTATGGATAATTTTTTGCGCGTTACAGAAGCAAGAATTAACCGTACATTAATGACGTTAGATATGTCTAGTCGAGCTAAAACAGCAATGAGTTCAACGCTTGAATATTATCCGTTACCGACTGACTATTCTGTTATGCGCTCTATTAAGGTTATTAACAATACTAACTCAACGAGTAGAGTGACATTACTGCAAGTCAATCCTGAGCAAATGGCAAACCTTGTTAATAATGGAGAGACTCAGTTTCCCTGTTATACCGTTATTTCAGGCAACATCCACGTCCAACCTTTTTATGACTCTGACCATTCTTTAGAGATAGATTACTTTAGAACTTTGCCTCCATTGTCTACTAATTTAACGTCTAACTGGTTATCCGACTCCAACCCAGATGCTTATGTCTTTGGTTTGCTGGTTGAGATTAACAGTTTTGTTAAAGATGTAGAAGCAACACAATTATGGGATGGACGTTTTCAACAAGCGATGTCAGAGATCACTTTAAATGATGCCAAGTCCACTTGGTCAGGCACTTCACTCACCACTTTTGCAGGGTAACTACTATGGGCTTAGAAGCAGGTTCAACGATCTCAAGTCTTATCGCATCAAATCCAACTTCATCTGATCTAGTCAACCAAGGTGATAATCACATCCGATTAATAAAAGCGGTACTACAGGCACAGTTTCCTGGCTCTGGTGGATTAGGGTATGCCACAGCAATAACCGCAACAGAGGCTGAGTTAAATTCACTTCATACTGGCAACATAACAACAATACTTCCAGCTGTTTCTGGTTATGTCATAGGCGCAAATTCTCCTATATTAGTGACAGATACTTTATTAGGTGCGCTAGGTAAGGCACAAGGGCAAATAAATGCAAGGAGTGCGCTTACAGGAAATGAGATAGTTACTAATGTACAAAGTGTTAATGGGCTAAAAGTCTCAAGCGGTGTAATTGATACGGTTGGTTATTTAACGCTTAGTCAGCCCTATACCATTCAGGCTCTTGGCACTACAACAAACGCACAATGGAACACGATTGCTGGCACTACTAACGTAACTGCTGGCTCATTTGTGCCAGGTAGAACATACGTTATTGTTTCGCCAGGTACAACTGATTTTACTTTAATTGGTGCTGCAAATAGCACCATTGGTACATCATTTGTAGCGCTAGGCACAGGGTCTGGTTCTGGTACTGCCTTACAAACCTACTTGGTTGGTTCTACATTTACTTGTGCCAATATTGGTACAGCACTAGGTAACGGTACAGCATTTAGGATTACCAATACTACTGCCCAACTGGTAACATCTGGCGCATTTATAGTAACTGCAACCTATATTATTCAATCTATTGGTACAACAGACTTTACCCTAATTGGCGCGGCATCTAACACGGTAGGGCTATCGTTTGTTGCTTCTGGTGTAGGTACAGGAACAGGAAAGGCATATAGAGTCAATAGCTTAGGGCTATCAGGCTCAGTAGTATTGCCAGTATTGTCTAGTATAGTATCTCCAATTATTACTAACATGGCTTCTAGTATTTTAACCTCTAGGACTTTGCAAAATGCGCTAACTACAGCGGTATTATTTACTGGTATTCCTTCTTGGGTTAAACGTATTACTGTCATGCTTAACGGGGTATCTACAACATCTACAACATCACCGGGAGTTCCTACTATTAGACTTGGTACTGCTAGTGGTGTTGAAAATACAGGCTATACGTCAACTATTAATGTTATAACAACTACTGGTGCTTCGGGGTCAACTGCAGCAACATCAGGGTTTGAAATAGTAACAAATGGTAATGCAGCTTATCTTTATTCTGGCAATGTTGTTTTAACAAATATAAGTGGTAATAGTTGGATTCTTTCTGGTAATTTAGCTCATCCACCATTAGCATTTAACTGGATATTTGCAGGTAATAAAACATTAGCTGGTGTATTAACACAAGTCCAGCTTACAACTACTGGCGGCACAGATACTTTCGATGCTGGCTCAATTAATATAATGTACGAGTAATCCTAATGCCACTATTAAAATTAAATAGTCTTGGCGCTCAGAATATAAACTTTGATCTTGAACCGTGTGATTTGCCAGCGAATACCTTAACGTCTGGCACTAACTATAAACTGTTAAATGGCAAGATTAGAGCTACCAATATGTCGTACACTTTGGCGACTCCATCCGCTAACTTCAAGGCTGGGCTTATCATGTCAGTGCTTGGTGAGAGTGGTAACTTCTATCTGCTTCTTGGGCAAAATAGCCCTTCTGGTCTGCAAGTTGCTTGGGTTTATAATGGCACAACATGGACCGATATATCGCAAGTGGGAGCCTATACAGGAATAGATGTTGGTGATGAACTACTGTGGACAGGGTGCTTGTTGGGTAATATCCCCATCGTCAACAATGTTCAAGACTATCCGGCTTATTGGTCACCTCAACAAACCGCACAAAAACTTCAAGCACTCAATTTTGGGGCTTCATTTACGCTGGCCATAACAAATTATATTGGTGCAGGGACAACAACTGTTAAAGGTACAGTTGCGTCAACTGCCGGCTATTCAATAGGTGACATTCTCACAATATCAGGCGCGACTGGAACAGAACAAGCAAAACTAAATGGCGTATGGACTATTGCTAGTATACCGACAGGCACTACTTTTACTTTTGTAGTCACAACGTCTGTTACTGCTGGCACATTAACTACAACACTAGGCACAACAACCAAATCTGGTCAGACTTGGCAGGCCAAAGGACTCAGCGCCAAAGTAGTACGCTCACACAAGAACTTTCTTTTTGCGATTAATCTACAACTTTCAGGTGTTATACAAGCAACTAGTTACCGCTGGTCACACCCTGCCGATATTAACGGACTTCCTTACACATGGGATGAAACAGACTTAGCAGCCATTGCTGGTATTGCCTCAGTCGGTGGTGATATGGGCGACTTAGTAGATGGCATGACATTGCGTGATAATTTCATGCTGTACTCACAACGAGGCATTAGCGTCCTTTCTTATGTTGGTGGGGAGTTTGTGTGGGCTAGGAATGTCTTAACCACTAGCTACGGGTTGCTGGCTAAGAACTGTGTGGTTGAAAGCAAAGGTTATCATTACTTTTTGTCAAATGGTGACATCTTAAAAACAGATGGGAACTCAATAGTATCGGTATTACACAACAAGATGCAAACACAGTTGGTGGGTAACATCGACCCCACTTATTATATGAACTCGTTTGCTTACTCTAATCCTATTACCGAAGAAATATGGATTTGTGTTCCACAAGTAGGCAACACACTCCCTAATATCGCTTTTGTTATTAATACTCAAGATGATTTGGTGTCGATGCGTAGTATACCAAGCACGACCACAGGTATTAACTTTGGTCCTAACCTACAAGTACCGATCCTATGGAGCAACGTACTGGGTGGATGGGATGAAAATGCTAAAAACTGGGCATATGATCCAACCTCTATCTTCTCATGGACTATCGTATCAACAAACAACGTCAATAGTGCGATTATCTCTTTAGAGTTAGATGATGCGACTACTACCCAAAATACCCTGCTTGAACGCTTAAGCTTTCCGGTAGAGGGGCAGGAAGTAGTAACGACCACGCAGAGTGTTTTTCCACATATTGTTTCACAAGAGCCTGTACTCATTCAGCTTGGTTCTCAGCAGTTTGTAGCAGGGCCCATAGCGTGGAAAGCACCTGTTTCATTTGACCCGAATACCATGCGCAAGGTAGATATACGGACAACAGGAAAACTACTCTCATGGCGTATTTATTCAACGGGTACGTTGCCTTTCACCTTGACTGGACTCGACATTCAGTATGTTGTTAATGGGGTTAGATAATGAATAGTACATTGATTGCACAGTTGCTTGGACAGATGGATAAGTCTACACAAGAAAGTCCATACAGCACAAAAGGTATGGCTTATGAGGTACTTAATCAGATTGATGACTTCAATCAAGAAAGTCCTGATTATGGCATGGATAGTTATATTAAAAAGAATGGCGTACCAGCTCCATACCAGTCAATGGTTGAGTACATGAAAGGTGGCAGACATATTGGTGATGAATTTAAGATGCCTAATCACCAAACATTCTCAACGCAAAGTAGTTATTCTGCACCTGATATGCAAGGTGGTGAATGGAAAACGGGTGGTGCTGAGGGTTCACCTTACTGGAGCTTTAAACCTTCTGAATTTAATTTGAAGCAAAATCCTATTGAAGATTTGATGAGATATTGGAAGTCAAATCAACCAGAGGGTACATTCTTACAGTTGCCTGATGGTAGTTACTATGACGGGAGAAGATAATGGAACAACCTCCAGCTAATACCGATACTCAGTTGACTGAATACCTGTTTAGACAGTTATCAGCACTTGAAAACAAGTCTTTGCAGTTAGGTAATTTAGAAATATTAACTGCGTTACCAACTAAACCTACAGTAGGTAAAATTTATTATTTTGCTAATGTTATTTTACCTACTATTGTTGCAGAAGGGGCTTATGTCTATAGGTCAACTGGTTGGAGTTCTATAACGCTAGGAGTTCCATACGGGGCCTTTCATGACACAACAACACAGACTGCAATAGGGGCAACAGTTACTGCTGTAACGTTAAATTCTACTGATTTGTCAAATGGCATATCAATCGGAAGTCCTACTTCAAGAATAGTTATTAGTATAGCAGGAATATATAATATTCAGTTTAGTATGCAGTTATCAAATGCATCAGCAACTGATGATGATATAACAATATGGTTTAGAAAAAATGGTGTTGATATATCTAACTCAGCAAGTTTAGCCAGTGTTCCATCTAAGCATGGGTCAACTAATGGGCACACAATTTTAACTGTAAACCTATTGGTTAATGCTGCCACTAATGACTATTTTGAGTTATACTGGACTACAGACATAGGAACTTCATCAATATTAACCTATCCTGCATCTGCAATAGCACCTATTCACCCGCAGAGTCCTTCTGTGATAGTAACAGTAACACTTGTGTCAATAGTATGAACTTAAAAATAATAGCAGTACATACTGATTATGTTAACCAAACATGGCCTTATGTCGAACACTTTATCGAGTCGGCCTTGTCGTGGTCAGCCGGAGACTATGACGCAGCCGAGATAAAGGTAATGCTGACGCAAGGCAACTGGCAACTGATTATTGCCACCGATGACAATGAAAAGGTACATGGCGCTCTGGTTGTTTCGTACTTCAATCGACCTACTAACCGTGTGGCTTTCGTAGTCGCTATTGGTGGAAAGTGTGTTTCTAATCGCAATACTTGGGGGCAATTTGAAGACATTATTAGACAAAATGGTGCAACTTATCTGGAGGGTTCAGGTCGTGAGTCAATCATCCGACTATGGAACCGTTACGGTATGACACAGAAATATGTAGTAACAGGTAAATCACTCAATAAATTAGGGGAATAACATGTCAGGTGGTGCAAATTACTCACAAAGTAACGCAAAAAACAATAGCAATTTTAATCAGAAAATACCCAAATGGCAGTCTGATGCGCTTACTAAAATGTATAACGCAGCAGCAGGCACATTTGGTAATACTGGCAATTCCATCAATCAGCAGATGGGTGGGGCGCAAGATTACATAAATAGAACCAACCAGTCGGCAATGCCAGAATGGCAGAACCAGTTAAACGGTGGCGTTTATCAAGGTATGGATAATGCTAATGCCTTGTCTAACTCACTTCAACAGTCTTTAAATAGTCCAACTGCAACTAGTCAGATATATGGCCAGATGATGGGCGGCAATGGCAATAACTATGCTGATGCGATGAAAGCTGGTTATACGGCAGATGCCAATCGCGCGACTGATAATATGTTATCTACTCTTGATGCAAGGGCAGCAGCCTCTGGTATGAGTGGTGGTTCAAGGCATGGTGTCGCAACGTCTCAAGGCATGTACGACATTAACAGCAATCTGCAAAAGAACCTTGCAGATATTGGTTACAACACGTTTGATAAAGACTTAAACAACAAGCTCAATATTGCTCAACAAGCTGACTCTGGTACGCTGGCACGTCAACAGATGATGGCTGGTATGTTAGGACAACAACAAGGCGTACAAACAGGTGCATTAAACGCTGGTGGACAAATGCAGAATCTAGGCATGGGTAATTTTGCTCCTACGATGATGCCTTGGCAAAACATGTCTAATTATGCCAATAGTATCGGCTCACCAACAGTGCTTAGTTCAGGCAGTAGTTCTGGCAATAGTAGTGCGATGGGTGTGGGTACTGGTGGTGGCAAATGATATACGATGATTTAACTAGCTTTCTAAATTGGTGGTTCAGTAATGGTAGACCATTAAATATACCGCTAGATAACCCTACTTGTGACCATTTTGAAATTAAGGGTGATAAGTCTAGTAAAAAAGTAACGTGTATCAATTTATATAGACATGATGTGTACCAAATACAATTAATAGTTGTGCCAGCTAATACAGTTGTTAGGCGGCATATTCACCCTAATATGGACAGTTATGAAGTCTACAACTCTGGTGATGTAGTATTTGAAACAAATGGCATATTATATGATTCTAACAATCCTGATAGTATGGCGCCAATAAGAGTATTACCACATTACTGGCATGGTGGTACATTTGGTGAGAATGGTGCTAGTTTCTTTTCAGTACAAAAATATTTAAATGGTACTTTACCAACTTGCGCAGGTTGTGATTGGGTTGGTGATGATGGTAGTACACTAGGTGATGTTACATCAAAGGATAAAGATTAATATGGGTGGCTTGAAAAAGGTCTATGTATTAACATTTTGTAAAGATATTAATCAGCTATACGGTTCATTGCTTGTATTCGACACTATTCGTGTGGGGTTTCCAACTGCTGAAATTATAGTAGTTGATAACCATAGCATTACTGATGCAGTTATTGAGATAGAAAAAGCTGCGCACAGTGTTAATGCACAATTTGTTAAATTGGAAAATCAAGTGCTTCACCGTGATTATTTGAGGTATATTTTAAACTGTGAAAATGATGATGCTCAGATATATATTATTGATCCTGATGTCATTTTTTGGGGAAACGTAGAAACATTTACTACCAATAAATTGCTGTCTGGAAGATTAATACCTGAGTTCTTTAATGCATATACCAATACTATAACTAAGCCAAGAATACACACTTCATTCTTGTATATACCTTCTGTAAAACTATTGATAAACAAAATTAATGCACTGGAAAATAAATATTGCACTGATCTAATAAAATATACAACCCTTAAAATAAATGGCAACTGGACAATGTGGGATACGTTTGGTCAAGTTTTTGAATGTTTGCATAGTGATATTGAAATATTTACAGAAAAACAAAATGATTGTTTTGACCATATATTTTGTGGGAGTCATCTAAACATAATAGCAAAAAGGCACAATAATCCAAGGTTACATGAGATTCATCGCTTATCTATTGAAAACCCTCAAGAACTTAAAGGGATATGGAGAGAGCAGCATGATTTCTTTTTATCAACAATTAATAAGGAATAGATATGGGTGACTTAATTCAAATGCTACTGGGTGTATTAGGCTCTGGTGCAGGAGCTGCAGGAGCATCAGGGGCAACACAAGGTGCTGGTGGTTTAATGGGTTTACTTGGTAGTGGTGGAATGGGCAATGCTTCTAGTAGTATGTCTGGACCAGTTGCTGGTGCTGTACTACCACAGAGTCAAGTAAACCAAGCACTATCTGGTTCTACTAGTACTACTAATCCTTTGATGTCATCTAATATAGGAGTTGGTGCACCTCCACCAAATATGGGTAGTGGTAATGGTGGCAAAGAAAAGAAGTGGGAGAAGTGGGCTACACCACAAGACACTTCTGCAGGTTTAGTTGCAGGTAGTCCACAAGACCCCATGTATGGTCAGATGATGCAGCAAGTTATGCAGAGTGGTCAACAACAACCACAAAAGCAAACTATGACACCACTTAGTATGCCTGGTGCTATTCAACCAGTCAACAACCCAAATGATGATATTATGAGTCTGTTCAAAAGACTACTTGGAGATATGTAATGGGACTTAGTATACAAGATTTATTAAGTGGCGATATTGTAAAACCGCGAGTAGCGCCCCAAGATGATAGTAACCGAGCACTTGGCTCAATGTTGGCATTCTTATCTCAAGGACAAAATCAACAAGCACCTACTTTACCTGAGCAGCCTAATTATGCTGCATTGTATAGAGTTTCACCTGAAGAAAGAGCCGCAAGAGAAAAGCAGAAGGCGCACTTAGCATCCATGCAACAAATGAAGGAGCTAATTGGTACGCCAGAAGTTGGCTATAGAGAAAGTGCCGATCCATTGAGTAGTCATAATATAATTACTCAGAAAGGTTCTGGCTATCTGCAGAATGGCGATAGAGATGAACTTGCTGCTAGAATGATGGGATTAGACGATGCTACATTGCAACAAGCTGGTGCTGGTATATTTGATAGATTAATACCAACTGCTACTAAGGCAGGAGTTGGCGTTATACCAGCTGGTTCAACTCATGAACAAGACCCAGATACTGGCACTTGGTGGTGGGTAACTCCAAATGGCGACTCGATAAGAGATATGTCAGCCATGACTCAAAATCAACAATTTCTACAAGACCCTGAACAAGTTAAAACTATTGCAAAAAGTAAAATAGGACAAACTATACAAGAAGCAACTATGCCCGGTGGTAATCAGCAAAAGATGACTACTGAAGAGTTATTAGACCTTAGACAAAGAGGTGAAGAGTCTATAAAAACTGTTACAGATAATTTTAAGAATGGTAGTATTGATAGACCAATGCTCGATTCTATGCTGAATGATATTTATAGCTGGTACCCAGGTGGTCAGACTTCGTACAATAAAGAAACAGATATTAAAAGAGCAAGTAATGATGAAGTATCTAGAGTTGCTGCGTTTGATTTACCAGTGATGAAAAACGATATACAAAACATGCGTATTGAAGTAGCCAGAGCCCTCGAAGATTTAAAAACTGGTGGTGGTCAAAAACAATTCTTGCCTAATGTTAATAGATGGTTAGATACCAATATTGTAAATGACCCTTCTGCAAATAGAGCAACAAGAATAGCTGGCAGTAAAGTGTTGGAAACTTTAAAAGCTATTGGTGGTAATGATTCAAATGCTGATTTACAATTTGGTCAAATAACTAGCGGTCTTGACCCTTACTACACAGATAAGAAAACACTACAAGAAAATTATGAAAAGTTATTAACTGGATTAGACTATAAAGAAAAAGTATTAGAAAATAAATATGGTGGATATGTACCTAACGCACCAGTTATAAATAGTAATGCCCCTAAAGAAGCAACTACTGGTAAATGGATAAATGGTGTATACTATAAAGATGTTGCTGCATATAACGCAAGGAGAAAGTAATGGGTGACTTAACTGAAGAAGAATTTAATTCATTACCAGCTGACTCTAATGGTCAAATGTCAGAGGCTGATTTTAATGCACTGCCATCAGAACCTGCGCCCGTAGAACAACCTGGCGGTACTGTTAATAATTTCTTTAAAAATCTTAGGCGTGTTCAAACTGATACATTTGACAAAATGTATGGTGTTAAAGAACCAGATAAAAATATGTTATTAGGCTTTTATGGTAGAGGTGAAGAAGCTGCTGCAGGTGCTGCTGGTATGCTAGGCTTTCACTCTCAACCATGGCAAGAGAAGATTGATAGGCAGAACCAATGGATGTCTGAAAATACTGGAACTGGTATTGGTAAGGCAGTTGCAGATACTGTTATGACAGTACCAGCAATGTATGCAGCGCCAGAAGTTGTTGGTGGCGCGCTAATGAAGCCATTGGCTCAAATCGGACAAGATATGGGCCTAGCTGGTATTACTGGCGCCATAACACATCCTGGCGACGCATGGGATAGGTTAAGTAATGGAGCCATTGACGCTGCAGGAGCTGGTTTATTTAGTACAGTAGGCCAAGTGGCAAAACCAGTTGTAAAATATCTTGGCGGTGCTGCAAGAACTGTACATGATATATTTACTGACTCTGGCCATATGTCTAAACTTGCTGATTATGTTAGGCAGGCAGTGCCAGAGGATGCTATACAAACTGTAGTATCTAATCTTGAAAACTATAAAAAGTTAGTACCTGGCTATAAACCAACAGCAGCTGAAGTAGGACAACATACTGGTTTAAATACTTTACAAGATTACTTTTCTGGCGTCAATCCTGGTCAATACATATCTAGGGAGTTAGATAACATTGGGGCAGAAAGTAGACTAATGAATGCTGTTGCAGACCCTAAAAAACTTGCTGAGAAAATTAAATTTAGAGGCGCTGAAACAACACCATTATATGATGCTGCTAAACAAACTATGGTTCCAGTTGATCAGGAATTAGTGCAGCTACTTAAAAGACCTGAGATGCGCAAAGCATTAAACAAAGCAATTACAACAGGTGCAAATAAGGGTCTTACCCCTCCAACAAGAGCTATGCTTAATCAGGTATTAAGTGGAAGAGGTAGTCCTCAAATTAGTGGTGATGCTTTACATCATATAAAACTTGGTATTGATAGTTTAATTAAAGAAGCAAAAAATCCAAGAGCTAATTTGGATCAGAATGCGTTTAAAGATATATCATCTACATTTGAAAATTGGAGAACTACCAACATACCACAATATGCACAGGCGCAATCAAAATATAGGCAACTATCTAGACCAGTAAATAGAAGAAATGCTGCGCAAGAAATTATAGACAAAGTCTATCCACATGGTACTGAAGACCCCGCAGCCTTGTATAGAACTGATCCATTAAAATTGGGAGACATAATAGCAGACCCAGATAAATTAGTTCAAGCAGGTACTGATTTTAAAGGCTCTACCTATGATAATACATTTACAAATAGACAAAAAGATTTAATGTCTAATGTATCTGAAAGTCAAAGACGTAGAGCTGCATCTGAATTAACTTCTGGTACTGGGTTCCAACATGAGGTTGGTGGTGGTATGGAGTCAAGAGGAGTTGGTGCTGTGGCACAAGCAGCTTCTGGCGTACCTGGCATATACCAAGGTGTTACGGGTAAGTTGTTGTCAGAGATGACTGGTCAAAATAGAGTGATACAATCAAGACTTGCTGATATACTATTAGACCCAAAACAAACTGCCGCACTATTCAAAGTTGGTAAACGACCACATGCCATGGCTTTTATGGATGACAGTATATTAAATAAGATACCTGGGTTGGTTGGATATTTATCTGCTAATCAATATGCCGATTAATTGGAGAATTGAATGAGTGCCATTGACGACTATTTGCAGCTATTAAACAACAACCCTAAGATGGATGCCACTAAGCAGTGGGTGAACAAGTTAGGTAACAATGTAAAAACTGGTATAGAGGCTAGTCTACCAAAGGGTGTTGGCCCTACTGCCATGTTAGACTTTGCCTCCGCCAATAATCCTATTAGCCATGTCGCAAGCATGCTGGGTAGCATACGTCTGCCTAGCGACATAGTTAAACCTATGTATAGTGGCCCTGCTGAGGTAGACGGTGCCACCCGCAGATTGCTGCCACACATGGACACCGTGATTAAACGGTATAGCAAATACCTAAACAAAGATTGGGCTACGGATACTGATCCGTTTGTTAAAATGCTAAATGAGGGGCAAGATATTACAGGTCCTATAACTAGAACCCGAAATGGTACACGCTCTAATAATTATTCAGCTATACCTAACAATTTTATTAATGACCAATATTTATTTAACCAAATACGTCCCGCAAAGATAGACATAAATCAAGCTAGGCTGGGTATACCAGAAGGTGATAGACTAAAGTTAGACAGCAACTACACAAGCGGTAGACGTTTAGGCGTGACTTTAGACCTACTAAAAAATAACCGCGGGACTAAGCGCTTCAACGCCCATGTTGATAGCTTAAACGACGTTATGAACCAAATGCGTGAAACACGTGGCACTAATGCAATTGGCCAAACTAGAGCCGCCAAATATTTTGAAGATATTAATGACTTGAATGCAGTTAGCACCCTAGTCAATCCTAAAAATCCCAGAGTAAAAGACATAGTTAATAGTGATTATTATAAGAATAGTGTTGACAAGCCTGCAATATTTACACCTAAAATAGATAGCTATAGATTTGGCCAATTTTCTCACATGGCAGACGTTATTCCACAAACAGATAGAATGTCATTAATAGATTCTGTTAGGCACGCTATTAGCGCCGATGATGCTGCTGTAGCAGCAGCAAAAGATGCAAGGGAGAACGCAGGTAAGTCTGCTGCATTTAACAAAAAAGAATTGGTGCATCAATTTGATGACGGTACATCATGGAATAAAATATCTCATAGTGATGCCTTAAAAGCTGAGGGTGAGTATCAAGGCCATTGTGTTGGCACTTATTGTAATAAGGTTAATAGCGGAAAGGCCGAAATATACTCATTAAGAGATGCAAAAAATACGCCATTACTTACCGCTGAGTATGATCCTCACACACGTAAAATGGTGCAAGTAAAAGGTAGATTTAATGCTAGCCCTGGTAGAGAGCTTAATAGCAAAGCTAATACTCTTAAAAATCTGCTGGAGGGTGATCGTTAATAACTCTAAATAAAAATGATAGTTACGTACGCGAAATCTGAATAAGTATTAAGTAGTTAGTCTTATTTAATTCGTGTACGTAACATAACAATGTTTAGACCTTTAAAAAGTCTAGTAATACATTCTGAAGAGAGTCTTTGCCGCTTAAAATAGCTTGTATATGCTCGTCTATGGTATTTTTGAATACAAGATAGTGAATAATTACATGCTTTTGTTTCTGCCCCTGACGGCAAACACGCTTTATAAACTGTAGATAATTTTCTAAGTTAAAGTCAAGCGAATAAAAAAGCACAGTATTAGAAGATTCTTGTAGATTTAAGCCGTGTCCAATAGAACTAGGGTGTCCAAATAAAACTGGTATGCCCCCATTATTCCAGTCAGCAACTATCTGCTGCAATTTAGGCCCTGTTGTTGAAGACTCAATAAAAGTAGCCTCTGGGAATAACTTCTTAAACACTGGTATCTCATGCCTATATTGGTAGCCAACTAAAACAGGGCTTCCATTTAAGTCGTCTACAAATTCACGCAGTGCCATCATTTTTATATCATGTACATGCTGCACATCGCCATCTTCAGTGTAGATATTACCACTTAAAAATTGGCGAAGCTTCGTAGATAACACAGATGCGGACTGAGCTGTTATTATTGTGCCTCCCAGGGCTACTAAAAATTCTTCTTTAAGAAAGTCATATTGTTTCTTTAGCGTAGGCGTTAAATGAAGTTCTATGTTATTATATATTTCTTGGGGCAGGTCTATCCAGTCATTAGCATCCATACGAAATGCAATGCTGCGTAGCTTGTCTGTTACTTTATCTAGAGAGCCAGGGTAAGGCTGCAGCTTAAATGAATATTGTGTCTTAGGCTTAAAGTAACGAGTTTGAAAGTGTGATAGTTTAGTGCCTAATGAAGCGCCTAAGTCAAGCATGTAAATTTGACTAAACAAGTCAGCTAGTCCATTAGGCATAGGAGTGCCAGTTAAGCCGAGCCGGTACTTAAATGTGGGCAGAAATGGCTTAATAGCTTTCACTCTTTTAGACGACCAGTTCTTCATTCTAGTTAGCTCGTCAAAGACTAGCATATCAGCGCCACGCCAATTTTGCTCTGTCAACCAGACTAGTCCCTCATAGTTAATAATGTAGACGTCAGCATCTCTTTGTAGTAATACACTTTTATCAGACCCATGCAGAATTACATAGCTAAAGTCCATAAAGTCAAGCCACTTTTTTATTTCGCCACTCCAGGTAGTTTGAGCTACACGCAGTGGTGCCACTATTAGCATACGTTTAACTTTGCCTTGCTCTTTTAAAGTCTTAAACACATTAAGCGTAGTAGAAGTTTTGCCGAGGCCCATGTCTAAAAACAATGCAGCGCAGTTAAAATGCTCAAAAGAGTTAAGCACAAAAGAGGCCGCTTTTTGCTGGTACACATGGGGCGTGTATACTTTTGGTATTACTGGCTTAGCTAGCATTGGTCCATTCCTTTACTATAAGTTTAAAACTTTCAAAGTTGTCTACCACGTAAACAGTAAAGCCTTCGTCTCTTAGCATTCTATGTACATGCTCTTGAATAACCCGAGGCTTTTCACCAAGGCGTTTAAATTCTACAAAGATAACTCTGCCTTTATGTAAAAACAATCTATCTGGCACGCCTACATAAGTTGTTATTTTAAAACTCCTAATGCCAAAAGTAAGCTTTGCCCAGGCGCAGCTTTTCTTTTCAATAATAGATTCTTTAATCATCATAAGTCTCCGGTGTGGTCATATTATTACCATAGGAGCCATCACTCAAAAGTTTTACGTCTAACTTTATATCACTCATGGCCTCTTTAAGTAATTTCATTTCGCTTAGTGGCCCTGATATATCTATTTGGTCATGTACTGATAATAAGAATCTGCCATCTTGCTTAATTTCATTGTAGTTTATAATAGCTTGCTTAGTTATATCTGCGGAGCTTGACTGTATTAAATAGTTTAAGCCTTTATACCCGAAGTCTGCCAGGCGCTGCTCACCAGTTCGTTTGTCTGTTATCATCTTTTGGTCTTCTTTAAAATAGTATCTGCCGCCCCATGTTTTAATAGGGTCAGCAATATCCCAAGAAGCTTTTATCTTATTTTGTACATCTCTAATACCTGGTGCGCTATTGAGATAAGCTCTCTTTACTTCCATGGCTTCATCGTAGCTACACTCTAGTTGCTCTGAAAGTGCAGTTATGCCTGAGCCATACAGTATAGAGAATCCTATAGTCTTTGCCCAACGACGACTAACTTCTTTGTTTAGAGCCTCTGTTAATGTGTCTGACATTAATTGGTGTAAATCAAGATGCGGGTTTTCTTGGTATGACTGCATCATAATGCCATCTTCATAATGAGCAAGCACTCGCAATTCTTGTGAATTAAAATCTCGTGAAAGCCACAACTGACCAGCATCGGGTATGAAGTATTTACGCATTGAAGGCAACGCGGGGAGATTATACTTTGGGTCTATGCCAGGTGGTTTCTTAGGCACATTTAAAACTGAAGGATATGAAGACAGTCTACCAGTTCGCGTGCCCATAAAGCCACCAGTTTCTTGATTTCTAACCTGGTTCCAGTTAAAGTGTAGCCGGCCAGCATTGTTTTTGCTAATCCAGGAAGACATAAAAGTGTCTAAATATGTTGACAGCGTGCCTCTGTAGCTAAGGAAGTCTAATAATTCTTGGTCATTTATAGCGGCCAGTAGGTTATTCTTACTGGTAGAAGCCTTGCCCGTTTTAGTGTAGATCCATTGTGTGTTAAGACCGGCTTTTTCAATAGCATTAGCCAGCTCGACGCCTGAATCTATATTAAATTCAGAGCCTAGCTTTTGATATATTTTGTCTGAAACTAGTTTATGCGCTGATTTGAATTCTACGAAGTCTTTATATATGATGCTTTCATCTACATTAATACCCTGCAAAGTGTTTGCACACAGTATAGGCATTAGCTTCATCTCTCTATCGTAAGCTTCGCCTTTATATAAAGGGTGCATCATGTTAAACAATGCAGCCGTCATGTCTGTATCAGCGCAAGCATAAGGAGCCACTAAGCTAACTGGAGCTCGTGCTATAAATGCGCCGGCATTCTTTTTGTTTGCTTTTGGCACATTTTTTATAATCCAATCATGTAGTAAGTCTTTTTCTTCAGGCGGCATGTTGAGTATTTCTTCGGCGCTTGGCTTTAAAGCAAGAGTTCTAGCATGGGGATTACGTAAGAATAGCAGAATTAGTGTATCATGAAGTCTTTTTGGGTAGTCTATGCCCAGCCAATATTTTGCAACGCTTATATCAAATGAGGCATTGTGCATTATTATAGGATGCTCCGCAAATAATTTCTTTAAGCATTGCGTTGCATATACTTCATTAGTATTGTTGCTGTCTGGGTGGCCCCAGGACAAGTATTCTGATGGGTTATCGCCCACTTTAATAGCCACGCCAACTGGCTTTGGTGGTAGTGAGCCTTCTATCGGATGCGTTTCAAAGTCTATTGTTACAAAGTTATTTAGCATATATAATTCCATTTTTAGTGCCTACCTTGGCTATTAATTTGTTCCCTGGGAATTTATAATATTTAAGCTAATCGGTTATATTAAGCTTAAATTTTAGTTTCCCAGGGAGCTTAAAAACTACGTTATTTTAACGGTTTTTGCTTAGTGCTATTAGTCGTAGTCTCTTCGTCAGCAGCACCCATATCGTAGGTAATAGCAGCTTCGGCGTCTTCAATACGGGCTAGCATAGGCAGCATAAGTTCGCCGGCAACCTTGCTAATTGGCGTGAAGTTTACTACGTATTGCGTTTTAGGGTCAGGTATTACTGACATTTCAGTAACTACTCCAAACATCGGCCGGCTAAATACTAGCTCTGCTTTTGACATGAACTGCTCAAAGTTTTTAACCGATGTAACAGGTATAGTAGCAAAGCGCAATTCAGAACCTTGTATGTGCATCGGTAGTGACGCGTCTGTTGGCGCTGGTATAACTGCAATCCTATAACGAGTTTTACAAGCTTTACCTTTGCCACCCTGCGGGTCAGAGCCCCATTCGAAGTTAGGACATTCAGCACAGGTATCTGCTTGCTTTTCTTTTACACTATCACTTGGCCACATATCTTTTTGGCTATTGTATAAAGCATAGCAGAGCGGTGTTTGTGACACAGTTGGGTCGAACTTACCTTTGTAGTAAGCATTCTCTGCAATGAATGTTAGCACAACAACTTGCAGCTTATTATCAGGAAGCGCGACACCATCGATGCTTAATTGACCACTTCTAAAGCTTAAGAACTTAACGCTATTAGACAACTGGCCACGCATTGCCGCTTGTTCGGCTGCTTTTTTAGCTATAGCTTCTTCCCAGCTAACTGTTGCAACTTCAGTGGTGGTACTTTCAATTATTTCGTCTGACATTTTATTATCCTCGAGTTTTGGTTAGGTTATATTTTGTAACTTCAAGTGCTGCAGTGCCTGGAACAACTATGCCGGAGTCTAAGTATTCACCCCATGCCATTGAGCCTATACGTTTTTGTAGCAGACTAAAAGCGTGGTTGTCAACTATAAAGCTGTATAAGCCTTCCCAGTCTAGCACTTCAGGCACAACTTTATGGCTTAAGCTAAACATTGCTTTAGTGCCACGCACCGCCTCTGTATCATCAGCTTGCAGTCTCTTTATTAAGTAACTACTAATGGCTGCCTCTCTACTTTTAAGACCATCGGCTTCTTTTTCTAATGCTAGCCGATTAGACCTAATTTCATAGAGCTTATCTGTTAATGAGCCTATAGAACGACTGTCCATTACAAAGCTCCTTTTAGCAGTTCAAAAATTGCCGCTTCTGGTGATACAAAATCTTTAGTTTTCTTTAAGTCAAACCTGTAACTACGCTTGCTTTCTTCAGCAGAAGTAACTAGCCTTTTGCCGTGTGTATTAGCGGCATTAACTATTTCAAGTATTTCGTCCATAGGCAAACCCATTGTTGCGGCAAGCCCGTAAGCTACAATTAGTATGTCAGCAATTGCGTCTACTATGCCTACTAAAGATCGCTCACTAAAAGCTTCTTCTAATTCATCAAGCTCTTCAAGTAAAAAGTCATGCCTAAAACTAAAGTCTTCAACATTAGGAAAGGTTGGCTTAGCTGCCATAGGCACCCCGTGGTGCTTGTTTACATTTATTACATCTTGATACGTACTCATTATATTACCTCGTATTTATGGATTGAGATGCCGGAAGAGGTTAACATTTCTGCCGTCTCTTCAAAGCCGTTATAAACATCAATGTAGATTACTTCTTTTACTCCTGTATTCATAAGAGCCTTAGCACATCTAAAGCAAGGGAAGCATGTTACAAAAGCTTTTCTTATTTTAGACACGTCGGGGCATTGTATTAGTGCATTTATTTCTGCATGTATAGCCATGCACTTATCTTCGTGTACTGCACCGGCACATGGATAATCAGTGCAATGCTTTATGCCTGGTGGTACGCCATTAAACCCAGTGGACAATATTTTGTAGTCGCTATCTAACAGAACACAGCCCACAGATCGTCTAGGGCATGTTGCTATTTTGGCTATTTGTATAGCTAATTCCATTGCCCATTGAGTTTTAGTAATCATTATAAATTAAGCTCAAATTTTACTGATGGATGCGGCTGATAAAATATTATGCGTGCTTCTTTAGGGTCAAAGTCCCATAGAGTGCTGCTAAGTATTAGCTCAGGCTTCATGTTTGGCTGGTCGGCTATTTCAGTAACTGGCTCCCGTTTAATCAACTTTATAGCGTCCATAATATGATTTCTATATATGTGGGCGTTACCAAAATAAAACTTTAGCTTACCCAGATTTAAGCCACATTCTTTAGCTAGTAAGTGAGTTAGGCCTGCATAGACTATTAAGTCATAAGGAAGACCTAACATAATATCAACGCTACGCATATAGACTACGCAGCTTAGTTCGCCTTCATGTATATTAAATTGGGCTGTTATATGACAGGGTGGCAATGCCATTTTATGCAGGTCAGCTGGATTCCAGGTAGACAAAATATGTCTTCTTGAGTAAGGGTTTTCTTTTAAGCTTGTTACTAACTCTTGCAACTGGTTAACGCCGTTAAAGTTTACCCATTGAGCGCCGTATATAGGCCCTAAGTTATCGTCAGTATCAACGCCTTTAGTAGAATTCCAATAGTTACAACCAAGTTCAGAAAACTCTTTTTTTGAGGTAGCGCCTTTTAAGAATGCTGCCAACTCACCAAATGCTTGCCTGTAATCAATTTTTCTCAGCGTAACAATAGGGAATTGGTCTTGCAAGTCAATTTCTATGCTCTCACCAAATTTAAATAGAGTGCCGACCCCTGTTCTATCCGGGCTAACTTGCGCGTAGTCCAGAACGCGGTTTATTAAGTCTTTATACTGCTTCATTTGAAAGGTCCTTATAAACTAAGGTTGCGTAGCCAGCTATGTCTAACCAATGGTCAGGCTCATGTGGATTGCCACATGTTATTCTTGAAATCTTGTGCATAATCATATCAAGAGCTTCTCTTTGCACGAGAGTCATGCTTTCGTAGCTATTGCATCTTCTTACAACTCTTTTTAGCCGCTGTGAATCATAAGCATTTTCAACAAATGAGCCATGCGTTGAACTTCTTTCAGCTAATGTGGAATCTATTTTATTCATCTAATACTCCAGTCAAAGGTTTAATACTAGGAAGCCCTGGTATAGTTAAATACCAGGGCTTCCATAGTTAGCTAACTTAGCGTTAGTCTTCTGCTACAACTTTTTTAGGTCTTTTGCCGTCAGGCCATGCTTTTAGTGCATTACGGTACCAGTTAATGCAATTAGTATTAGTGTTGTTTTCTGGCCATTCAGTTATAATGCGGTCAGATATTTCAGCATTAGTCAAGCCTTCTTTAATAAGCTCTTTAATAAACGCGCCTACACCAACAGGGCCGCGATTTGTGCTTGTTGACTTGCCTGTTAGTCCTTTCAATTGAGCTTTTAGTTGACTCAAATTAGCACTGATGGCGTCAATTTCTAATTTAATTTCTGCAACTTTAGCTTCTGATTCAAGCTTAGCTGCTGCAATTGCCTCTACTTCTTCAGCTGATAATTCTACTTCTGCTACTTTTGCTTTTTTAGCACGTGGCTTTTTAGCAGGCGCAGCTTCTTCGTCAATTAAGTTCATTGCTTCTTCACGTTCTAAGTCTATATCAGACATTTTATTATCTCCAGGTTGGGGTTTTAGGCAAGATTGCCGTTGATACTTATCAATAAGTATATGTTATTATACTGCAACGAAATGTGTATGTAAACCTTGTGGACTAAAATTTCTTCGGTTTAAAATAACGTGCAATTAAGAAATTCAAAAGCGCATCTTTGTTGTACTTATCATTAAAGAAGATGGCTCTATTTATTAGAACTGTTGGCCGTAAATTGATTTTATCAGGCCAGGTATCTGTGGGGCTGAAGTGCATTTGACCTCTTGTTACGTCCCAAGGGCCATTTACAAAGCCATATTGTTTTATCTTTCGCGCAAAGAAAGTGGGGGAATACTTCTCGTAGGGGTAATTCTTAATGAATAATTCATACTCAAGCTTAGGCACTATATATTGCAAGTCTAATAGCTCATTCTTTATGTAATGATCCATTGTGTTTTCTAATGCTTCAGCCATGTCTAGCTTTGACTTACCAGTTGGCGCAACCTGCGTGCCGTCATAACCATCTAATTCCATGTTTAGATAATAATATAGCAGTGCACTACGCGCCTCAGGCGTATTAATCCAGGACTTTAACTCACTAGAGTCCGCCCAGAAGTCTCTTAGCTTAGTAGATAGCGGTGAATAGCCTGGTATAGCGTAGACTAACTCTCTACGTGATGTTGCATCTAGCTGGTGAGTGTAGTTCTCGTTAGTAGTTATACAGTATAAGGCATACGTCTTTGTTGTATACGGCTTCATATACTTCTCATTAACTGTAATGGTATGCGAAGTAACTAAGTCTTTGAGTAAGTTTGTATGGCGTTCACCTTTTTCGCCTATCTCATTAAACACTACCAGGCTTTTATTAGCTATTACGCCATTGAAGTTATTATCCAGGTTTTGTGCTGAAGTCACAAGTCCGTGGTTTGGCCTGTGATCTACTGGTGCGCCTTTCATTGAGCCATTTATTATAGCCGCAAAGGTCTCAAAGTAAAATGATTTACCAATGCCTGTTAAGTCAGACCTAAGTATAGGTAGTCTATCTTGTTTAACCCAAGGCTTTTGCAGCATAAGGGCCATTGTTTGCTCAAAGTGGAGCTGTATTTCTGGCTCGTCACTAAAAAATAAGTCTACAAAGTCTATCCATAAGCCCACGTCGCCTTTAACAGGTTGTGTATTAAACCCTTTCCACAAGTTAACTAGGCTTTTGTCTGTTATCCTGGACAACGTTGATGGGTCATAAACATGGCCATATACTGAGGTTCTATCTAAAGAGTTTAAAAACTTGGTTATTGGCGTTACTTTGTCTTCACCTGATACATTTGGGTCTACTGGATTTGAGCAGTTTTGTTCTTGTATAGCAAACTTTGTTCTTGTTAGTACATCACCGTTATTTAAGTCAATCAGATCACCTTCATATACCGCCCATTTAGATAGCAAGTAATTTTCACCATCTTTTTTAGTGGGTACGTAAGGTAATGCTTGTGCCATTAAGGGCTCTAGTCTTTCGCCACTCTGTAAGTAATCGTCGAGGCCTATTTTAATATTGCTACCTCCTTGCCCAAGTCTTATAAAGAATACATTAATACCCCTTATTTTTAGGAAAGCTGCTAGTCTTAATTCAGCACGCCTGACCGCTTCTTTAGGCTCACCATTAAGCATTCTATCTGATGGGTCAAAGTCATAGCAGATATAGACATCTTTATTAGAAGGCAAGTGGCTCAGTGGCGCTAGTAATACCCTGTCGTCATTGAATATATTAGTTAAAGAGTCTACACCACCAAGGCCTATTGTGTCGTAGCCATTTAAATGTCCTGACAATGCTTTAAACTCGCCTTCAGTTACAATCAAAGGTCTTGTTATGTCATTAAGATTACGCTTGCAGTTTTTATTGGGTGGTAGGTAAGCTTTAACTGGGCTTCGCGGTGGCTGATGATATTTATTGCCAGCAAAAGAGCCTAGGAATCTATATCTAAAAAAGTTAGTAGCTTTGCCATTAACATCAAAGTACTGTATTTTGATTGCTCCCGTGCCTTTAGAGAAGCCTATTTCCTGGGTAACATCAATATTGTTAAGCAATGATAACCCATAAGCCGCCGGGTCTTTTATGCCTAGGTCTATAAGACGCTGGTCATACTCATCTGAAGCTTGGGTGAATCCTGCTGCTGAGGCTTGCGACGTAAATGTAGGACCCATTATAGTGCTCCATAAACTAATTTATTGTTTACATAAAGGTTTTTATAAGTTATAATATATTTGAATATCTTAGACATTTGATATTTCTTCTCGAAGAGGTTTAGTCCGCTTAGTTCCTGTTAAAACTAAGCGGACTTTTTTTGTGTGGACTTATATTATATAGCAATTTTAATATATATAATACGTAATTATTTTTGCGGTCTGTCTAGTCTTTTTCTTTGCGCGATGCTCTGATTCAGCCTGGTCTCTTTTGACAATGGCTTGCCAGTTCTTCGAGCTATATGCAACTTTATGTTGTGCTCCATTTTCATAGCGTTTAAGCCATTATATCCCTTGGGGAATATGGTATCTTTGTCTTTTATTAGACATTTTTTAAGCTTTCTTAACTCCGCTAAAGACCCAGTTGCATAGCTAATTACTTTAGTAATACCAAAGTCTCTATACGCATAATCAATGGGCCTGTTTCTTTCCGTTGTAGAAAACCATTTTATGTTGTCAATTATTCTTTGTATGGTCATGCAACTTGATACCCCGTAGTATAGTTTACCGTCACCAAATGTTATCTCATATAAGAAGGGCTCGGGTAGTTCGTTTTTAGGTGGTGCTATGCTAGCGTTAATCATCAGTTTTCCTCGCGTGCTTTTCTAATTCTGCTATACAACTAAATACCTCATCTTGCATAGCGGAGTTCAAGCTACGATGGCTATCCCATAATACGTCTATTACTCTTTTATGCAAGTCTGGTTTGTCATTAAATATTCTTTCCCAATTGTCGGAATACTTCTTATGGTCTGTCGGTCTTCTACCACTGCCTTTACTCATCATCTACTCCAATGCCGTATAAAATCTTAGCAAAAATAATACCATCTTCAAAAGCTACTTGTTCAGCTCTGGTGCTCCTGAAGAAAGACAAAGGCCGCTTAATTAGACCATTACACCCATCATCAATCCAAGCCACAGGCTCTTGCTCAGTCTGCTCAGGTTGGGCGAGTAGTTCTTGTATTTCTTTAACTGTATCTTCGATTTGAGCTATCATTTCAAACTCTGTCATCACCAAATATTCAGCACACATGTAAGCCAGTATTGTTTTCAACAACTCTCTTTCTTTACTCATTGCCTGTTCCTATAAAGTTGGGTATTTCACGATTTTTCCAGCTAAACAAATTGCATTTGGCGCCTTTGTAATAGTTTTTATAGGCTTGTATCGAGTCGCCTATAACTTTATATTCATCAGGCATTGCTTGTGTAGGCTCAGTAAAATTGCAGGCGGGCATATTTGTAGGCGCAAGTCTTAAAGCATGTAGTAAACCTGATGACTGCACTTTATGGGTTTTGCTATACCGGTAAGTATACTCACAACATAAATCAACTAATAAATCATACAACCAAAAGTAATTTTCACACGACTTCCTGGCCCACGCTGCTGATGGGTGGTTAACATGTGTTTGCTTGTAAAAAAGGCTATCTTCTGGCACATTATTAAGAACACGATGCGTAGTAGACAAAAGCTGGGCGTATTCCAAAATCATTTTAACAACATGCTTGTCAACGTGCATTTGGGCACATTCTTCGGTGTTGTGACTAAGATAAAATATATTCATAATAAACATTCATTTAAAAAGTTATTAAAGCCTTTTACATTTAGGCCCATAACACTGCTATGTTTTACGCCATCAATAGTTAAATATTGAACCCAAGTGTCAATGGCCTTATATTGTATATCACGGCCATCATCTAAAATAACATCATGCCAAATCCAATTTTTATCATTTTTTCTTAACGTGTTAAGCTTTTTTATTAATTCTGTAGTATTCATTATTATTCTCCTGGCTGGTTAGTTATATTGAGTCATGTGAGTTATGCACTGCATAGCTTATATGACTCAGATAATTATAATCACATTAAACGAATATGTAAACCTCGTGGCGTAATATGTAAACAGGCTCACTCGAAGAGTGGGACTAGCTTACACACCCCATTCAATAAAGAAGTAACATTTCTCATCTTCTAATGATGGAAACTCTTTTCTGAAATCTGCAAACCAAAACAGTGGGTCTTTATCTAGCTCTATAGTTAGGTGTCTTTGGCATACGTTTTTGAGGTTGCATTTATCACTAACACACCTGGCGTAGCTATTGTCTAATGGCGCGGTCATCTTTAAATTCATTATATGCCTCCAATTATTACAAGCGTGGTCATTATAAACAACAAAGTCAACACAAATAGGGCAAACTGAGCAATCACTTTACCTAGGTGCATAGTCGTAAAACCTCATAACGTTCTGCAAGTTTTGGTTGCGTAGTTGTTGCTCTAGTCTTTGCGCTTGAAGAGAGCGCTCGTAGTTATCCCAGTTATGTTGCCTCTCTTGCTCAAATCTTTGGTAACGTTGGTTCCAGGCTTGCTCTTGCATTAAGCTGGTTTGCTCCTCAAGCTCTTCCAACTCATCTGCCCGGCCATCACTGCACGCAAATACAATAGCCAGCAACACACCTACTATTATTACTTTATTCATCTCTATTTTCCTTAAGTTGTTCTAAAATGTCAGTTTCTATTTCTTCTAATATGTACTCACTTAGTAAGCCTGCTAACTCTAGGTTATGGTATACTATTGAGTTAATCATTAAGTATTCAGGTGTATAAGGCATGTTGAAGCCATCACCTTCTGCCGGGTCATAGTCATAGTCTACGTCTAGCATTACACCAGATACTATTGTTCGTATATTAGGCATTATGGGCACCTATAGAGTAGGTATTACCTTCCTGGTCAGTTTCTAGCATGTCATTCATAGTCCAGGAAATCTGGTTCTCAATGTCATTACGTGTGGCTTCATTTATTACGCTTGCCAGGTCTATGTACTCAACCTCTAGCGGGTCATCAGTAGGCAGGCGCACCATAATACTAACAATGTCAATCACTTCACAGTGCATACCACCCACAGTAGGATACCGGTAATGGTATTCACAAAGAGCATCGACTCCAGCTATCACAACTTCAGTACTTAAATTCTCAATCATTATTATTCTCCTGGTTGGTTGGTTATATTGAAGCATACTTCGTATGCTTCAGATAATTATAAACTCATTAAACGAATATGTAAACCTACTTGACTAACTTAACTTCTTTAAGCATCACTTTGTAAATCTGCGCTCGTCTATTCACCGGGTAAAACGCATCCTGGGCCTCAAGCATCTGCTTCCAGTAGTCACGTTGCTCCTTAGGTAATGACCCTATGGCCAGTAGCAGGATATTACGGGCATACTGTGTAGCTCTACCACG